TTATAGGGGAGTAAATATCAAGTAAAACGAGTAATAATAGCCATATGCTACAAGAGCATAAAACCAATGTCAAATTTAAACCAAAACCAATGACACTATTTTACCAGACTGAATCGTGGAGTAGTCACCCACAACCAGGCAAAAGCCAAGTTAAACTATGGAAACATACAGCTAACAAAGAAAACTGGAGAATTGTCCAGCTTATCAATGGCTTTTACCAAACAGAGTACCAAGACATCAAAGATCCAGAAACATGGCATGATGTTACCAGGCGTGAAACTTTAGAAGCAGCTGAAACAGCTATCGACAAAACAGTAGCACACTATTTAAAAAAAGTTGAATTTATCGACGGACCAAAAGTAGTAAAAACATTCAAATAGTAATCAATCAAATTTAATTTAATGGAATTTAATAACCCTAACGAAATCGTTAAAACCCTTACTTTTGGAAGTGAGGCAAATAGTCAAATTATATCAGGAGTAGAAAAATTAGCAAACGCAGTGAAGTCAACATTAGGAGCTTCTGGAAAATGCGTGATTTATGAAGATGCTCTTGGAAGACCGGTAATTACAAAAGACGGTGTAACCGTTGCAGAAAGCGTAGTCTTATTACATCCGGTTGAGAACATAGGCGCCACACTAATAAAAGAAGCGGCTAGAAATACAGTTAGAGAAGCAGGAGACGGGACAACAACATCAACCGTACTTGCTTACTCTTTATTGAAAATTGCAAACAAACATTTAGATGAAGAAAAAGTTAGAGAACTTAAGGACGGCATTATTAGTGGTGCTGATAAAGTTAAGGTATATCTTGATAAAACCAGTACTGAGGTTAAAGGCGAAATGCTACAAAACGTTGCTATCATTAGCTGCAATAACGACACAGCGCTTGGGACAAAAATTGGTGAAGCTTACGAGCAAGTTGGAAAAAATGGAATTGTATTAATGGAGGAGTCTGATACAAATGAAACTTACGTTGATTTTGTTGAAGGCGTTCAATTTGATAGTGGATTAAAATCCCCTCATTTAATTACAGATAAAGACAAAGGTACGTCTGTTTTAGACGATCCTTACGTGCTTATTGTATCTTCCCCTATTCCTAATATAAGAAAAATACAAAGTGTCTTAGAGCACGTTATAAAGACTCAAAAAAGCTTGCTTATAGTGGCAAGTGTTGAGCAGCAGCCGTTCGCTACTTTATTGTCAAACAAAGTTAAAGGCAATATAAAAGTTAATATAGTTGATGCTCCAGGATTTGGACCAACAAGACAAGAGACTATAGAAGACTTAGCCTTATTAACAGGTGCTACAATTATAAACGAAGAGCTTGGTGATGATTTAGATCTAATTGATCCAAATGTACTGGGTTCTGCTATTAAAGCTGTAACTGACGATAAGTCAACAGTCCTACAAATTTCCGATGAAATTGATATCACAGAAAGGATAACGGACGTTACTAGTAAATTAGAGGCGGAAACAAATCCGTTCTTTAGAAAAAAACTAGAGCAGCGCTTGTCGATGCTAACAGGAAAAGTAGGAATTGTTTACGTAGGAGCAGATTCAGCTGTAGAATTAAAAGAAAAGAAAGATAGAGTTGAAGATGCGATCCACGCCACGAAAGCGGCATATAAAGAAGGTATTGTAGCTGGCGGGGGAATTGCCTTGCTTAATGCAGCTAATACTTTAAAGCCTAAGAATAAGGGCGAAGAGATATTATTTGAAGCTATCAAGTCTCCTTATTATACAATACTGGACAATGCAGGAATTGTTGAAATTAAAAAGCCATCAATCAAGAACAGGGGCATCGATGTTAAAACTGGTAAAGAAGTTAATATGATAACCGCAGGAATTATTGATCCTGTGCTTGTTACGAAATCAGCACTTAAGAATGCTGTAAGTGTTGTAACAACTATCATTTCTGCCGATTGTGTAATCAGTAATAAAAGATTAGCATAATGAAAGCGATTAACTACTACATTGTCATAGACAAGATAAAAGAAGCTCCTAAAAAAGTTGGAGGTATAGAATTAACAGAGAAACAAGATACCGATATTAGGTACTTAAAAGGTAAAGTAATAAGTGCTGGCGACAAAGTTACTGGTATTAAAGAAGGCGATATAATCAGATATGATAAACACGCTGGATTTGGTATTGAATGGAAAGAGGAATTCCACGTTGTTATAACTGCCGGGGATGTTGTGATTGTTGAATGAGACTCACAGGAGCAGATCTTAGAGATATAAATCTATTAAAGTATTACAGGCTTGTCAGAAGATGGGCCTGTAAAACTTATGATCTTAAAGATGCCGATCTTGAATTACTTGTTTACCTAGATTGCAAAGAACTGTTTACACGTAATGATTTTATTGATGGCACCTACACTTATAGTTGGGATAAGAACAGATGGGAACGCTTAAGACGCAACGATTGGATCGATGTTTTTAAAGAGCGAAACCGCAAGTCTTCTAAATACGCTGTATATAAAGTATCATCAAAAGGTAAAAGATTAATAAATAGAATATACAGGATATTGCTAGCGGAGGAGGATTTACCAGTAGCAACAACCAGTGTTTTTTATAAAAACAAAACATATACGGATAAGGTTTTTAATAAAGCTATTGACGATATGATAAGAGATAACGAAAGATAATAAATTATGAGAACAAAAGGAGTTGGTCCTCGAGGCTTAGGTGTATCACCATTCAAACAAACTAGAGGGGCTAGAGAGCAAAGTACAATGCAAAATGAAGATAGTAGTGCATCGGATGAGTTTAGAAAGAGTTTGCCAGACTATAAGGATAGAAAAATGGCAACAGGCGCAGTATCCCCTGTTATAGATCTGTCGGACATGCTAACGGGAGGCCCTGTGGGCGGTTTAGTTAAAAAAGCTGCATTAGGCGGTTTAGTAAGAAGTGGTTTTATGTCATCGGTTAAAAAAGGTGCAAAAAAACTTTTTGGAAAGAAGAGAAAAACACTCAGTAAAAAATCATTAGACGCTTTTTTGAAGGCATCCCCAAAAGATCCTACAAAAACTACAAGGTTAAGTAACTATAATAATAGTCCAAGTTCTAACTTAAGAGCGGATGGATTCGGAGGCACTACTTCCGTGGGGTCTAGAGGAAGTTATAATAACGTAGGAAGCAACTAATGGGCTTTAGATTAAAAGAATTCACAGATCTTGTTGGTATAGACAAAGAAACCTCAACCTATAATACACCTGTTTTTAAGAAAGCATTAGAAGGTGGAATTTTAGGTGAAGCTAATAATGATGGTACTATTTTTATAGACAAGTCATTAAAAGGCAAAAAGAAGGAGGAGGCAGTTAGCCATGAGAAAGTGCATTTAGATCAAATGGCTCAAGGTAGATTGCAGTATGACGACAATACCGTGACTTGGAAAAAAGACACTAAATCACCGGCTAGAGTTTACAAAAGAATAAACGGACAATTAATAGACGAAAAAACCGGTAAAGGTGCTGAAGAAGGCGGCGACTTTGAATGGGAAAGAGAAGCATATAAAAAACAATAATTATGGCATATAAAGCAAGATCAATAACAAGTAAAGCATCAAGTGCGTGCAAAATGAATATGGGCTTAGTGTATGGGGCTGCTGATGTAGGGGCTTCAAAGAAGTTTAAAGATCACGGAGAAGGAGTGGCTGAGAAGTTCTCTGGAGGTGGCGGTGGCAGTTCTGCTCCAGCGGTTAACGAGGAAAAAAATGATAATGATTCAGCAGCAGAAGCAGCAGCAGAAGCAAAAAAAGGACAAGCAGATAAAGCAGTAGAAGTTGACTCTACTAAAACCCCTGAAGTATAAACTAACTAATTGAAAATACAACATGAACTTACCAATAACTAGTAGAATAAAACGCTCTCCTTTACTGCAGACAAAAAACGAAATTGCAACAGGCTCTAAAACGACAAAAGGAAAAGATAAAGAAGTAAAAGTAACGGAAACAAGAGAAAAAGATTCTGTTGGGGCATACCGTAGAGCTTGCGGTAGTACAACAGATGGCTCTACTAAAACTGATCCTACAACAGGTGATTCTTTTAAATGCGCTCAAGCCTCAAAAGGCAATGAGCCTGAAGAAAAAGAAACTATTACTACTACAGAAATTGAGCCTGGAGAAGATAAAGTAGTCGATGTCGATCTCAAAAGAAAGCAGTACCAAGACGTTATGGAAGGTCCTTGGGAACAGCGTAGAATACTTAGACAAGGCCGTATGGTTGGTCGTCAAAAAAATAGATATAAGCGTAAGCTAGAAAAGTATGGCACGTTTGATAAGGATGGCAAATTCACTCAGAAAGACGGGCTATCCCAAAAACAACAACGTAAATCAATGCAGTTTCAAGAGGGCCTAAATAGGACTGAATCCGCAAGGCAAAGAACAGATGAAGGTATAGCTTCAGGTAAAAGACCAGGGTCTAGAATTAAAAGAAAAGAAGATAGAGATGCTACCACTGGAGAATTTCCCGATAAGGAACAAACCGAAATGGGAGCAAGGAGGCAAGCAAGAGAGGCTGAAATTGCAGAACAGGCAGGCATAACAACCAGTCAATCGGTTAATGCAGTTAAGGTAGAAGCACCAAATCCGTTTTCACAAGCTCTTGAGTCCGCTAAAGACTTAGGGGAACTTGATTATAAAGTAGGGCAGTATTCTTCAGGCATAAATATGAAGCCTTCCGCTTTTAAAATGAAAGCTAAAAGCCCAGCTGCAAAAGCTTTAAAAGGTAATCAAAGTAAATTACCTCAACAATTACAAGATTCAATTAAGGCGGCTCCTGAGTCTCCAGCTAAATTAGGCCCGCTAGCAGCTATAGCGGGTAAGGCTTTGGTTGGGGCATTGGCCAGCAAAGCAGCGAGCGCAGGCAAAATGAGATCAGGATTTAAAATGAAAGGTTACGGTAAAAAATAATAATTATGGCGTATATACAAAACTCTCCGTTTAAAAAAAGTGGAGCTTGGTCTAGGAAAGAAGGTCAATCAGAAACTGGTGGATTAAATGAAAAAGGAGTTGCTGCTTACAGAAGAGCAAACCCTGGATCTAAACTACAAACAGCGGTTACAACTAAACCTTCAAAATTAAAGAAGGGTAGTAAAGCGGCTAAGCGTAGAAAGTCTTTCTGCGCTAGGATGAGCGGTATGCCAGGCCCTATGAAAAAACCTAACGGAAAGCCTACAAGAAAAAAGTTGGCTTTAGATAAATGGAATTGCTAATGGAATCAAGAGGATTAGGAGATTCAATAGAAAAGTTTACAAAAGCAACCGGTATTAAAAAAATGTTTGATAAAATGCCAGGCGATTGCGGGTGTAAAAATAGAAAAGAAAAATTAAACGAAATATTCCCATATAAAAAATAAACTAAACCAATGAGTTACAACTTAACGCCGATAACGGCAAAGATTAAAAGAACTACTAAAGGCGGAATTACACAGCCTTTACTTAATGTAGGCGCTCCCGTAAAAATGAAGCAAGCTTCTCCATACAAACAAACTACCGATGGAGGTGACTTCTCTAAAGCGTACGAAAGTCAACAATTAGCTAAGACCACTGCTGCTAATGAAGCCAAAGCTAAAAAAGCAGCTGAAAATAAAGCTAGTTATAACCAAAAGCTTAAAAACTATAGAAGCGATGTGCTGAGTCAAGACTCTAATAAAAGCAACATTGCCAAAGAGTACCGAAAAAGCGGTAGGGCTGGGGATATTGCTGCTCGTGACTCTAGGCGACAAGGCGAGAGTATTTCGAGTTTTGAAAAGAATCTCTTTGATTACGATACTAAAAAAAATCCTAAGCTGACAGAGGGTTATACTGCAAAAGAATACGCAATGTCTAAAGCTAAAGGAACAACTAAAAACAAAACCACTACTACTCCCTCCACCAAAACCACTACTACTACAGGTTCTAGCGGCAGTACTAAGAAATATAGCACTAGTATGAAAAACTTCAAATCAGGCAGTCAAGCCCGTAGAGATGAATATACAAGACGCGGGTGGAAACAAGATGCTACTACTAAAGTAGCTAGGAAAAAAGCCAAACCAGTTAGCACTATTACAGCGAAACCTGTCTCTACAGACAATAAGCTTTCAACGGCTACTATAAAAACTCCCCCTAAAACATCTACCAAAAAAGAGGCTAGAAAAAATAGAAGTATCGACAAAAAGCAAAATAAAGCAGATATAGCGAGAGCGGCTGGTAATGAAAAGAAAGCTTTAAGGAAAGAGCTAGCTATTGAAAAAAAGAAAAACAGAATTTTAAAAAGAAAGGGATCGAGTAACTCCCAAGCAGCTCACGCTATCGACCCAACGTCTACGAAAGCAGCTCCAGCTAAAAACTACAAAAAAGGGTATTACGGAAAATAATGAAAAAAATACTACAATGGCTATCAGGTGGCGTTATCAAAGAAATTGGTAACGTCATCGACAAGCTTACTACAACTGATGAAGAGAGGTTAGAAGTAAAGAAACAAATACAGCAGATATTAGAAGACGCGGACACTAAAGCTCAATTAGAGGTTAGCAAGCGTTGGGAAGCGGATATGAAGTCTGATAGTTTTTTAAGTAAAAACATTAGACCAATGATCTTGATATATCTAACTGTAATTTTTACGTCCTTAGCTTTCTTTGATGGTAACATTGGGGAATTTGAGTTAGCTAAAGAATATATACCAATTTTCCAAACACTTTTAGTAACAGTATATGGTGCTTATTTTGTAGGCCGTACTTGGGAAAAAGCAAAATCAATAACAAATAATAAATAAAAAATAATGGGACAATTTAACAATCAACCAGACTTTGGAACAAATGCGTTTCCAGTTGTTGCAGGAACTACTAACGTTAGAAACTGTGCGTTATACTTAGGAAGCGGAGGGAACATAGAAGTTACTTTAATGGGCTCGCCTAGTATTCCAGTGGTATTTAAAAACATTCCGAACGGTAGCTTCTTGCCTTGCATAGTTAATACTATTGTAACAGGAGCTAATACTACGGTTGCGGATATTGTAGCTATTCAGTAATGAATTGGTCTGCAATATTAAACGGCGTTTGGTGGCCAGATAGAGACGCAGGGATCCCTTGTAATACAGTAGCTTTACCTGGAGGTGACGGTGTAACAGATAACACTATAGCTTTAAGTTCCGCTGGAGGTGTAATAACACTACAGTTTACGGCATATGGTATAACAGATAAATTAGAAATAATTCATGGGAACTCTAGCGGAACAAAAGTAGCTACGACAGGTATGACAACAGTTAATGCAGGTCCTTTTGATAATACATATGGCACTGAGTCGTCTAATATAGTACCGACAGAACTTCAAACAGCTGGTGTAGATCAGTTCATAGGTACTAACAAAGGAAGCGTTCCAAGCAGAGCAGCAGCTTATACTTTAGAAACAGGTAACCCAAGCCCCTTAGTCTCACCTTATCAACAATTAATTTGGTGGGTTTATACCACAGCTGATTACCAAGCCTCACCGTTTGTTACTGTTAGAGTAACAGGACCGGATGATACAGCTTGGCAATTCGAAAGAGCTTGCTAAAGAAAAGTAGGTATTAGCTATAATACGTAATTAATAATATAAGTAATAATAATTAAATTTAATCAAATGTCAAAAAAATTAACAGAAGAAGAATTAAAAGGATTGCAAGAAGCGGTTAACGCTATGAACAGTGTTCAATTACAAATAGGTGGGTTAGAAGCTCAAAAACACGAATTACTGCATTCTATGGAAGACGCTAAAGTAAAACTTGGAGAAGTCCAAAAGCAGCTAGAGGATGTTTATGGTCAAGTATCAGTAGATATTTCAACTGGAGATATAAAAGAAGATGAGCCTAGTACGGAAGATTAGTATTGGCAGAGACTATAAGAATGACGCTATGCACTATGCTGTTGGACAGGAAGTGTATGGCGGTCATACTATAGCTAATATAATAGAAGAAGATAACAAGTACTCTATATATATAAAAAAAGGAGATGAGCTATTGCCGTGGAAAGATTTTAACAAAAATATGGCAATTGCAGTTGAATATGATCTGCAGTATTAATGAAAGCTTTATATGATTTTATTATAGAACCAGTAGGAGATAGGCATAATAATAAAAAAGAAATAGAAGGCTTAGAGCTTATTTTGAACACAGAACTTCATAATCATAATTATTCTAACAGGGTCGCTAAAGTTATAGCCGTGCCATCTGAAATAGAAACAAATATTGAAGCAGGTGACGAAGTAATAGTGCATCATAACGTTTTTAGACGTTTTAAGGACATTAGAGGCGTTGAAAAAAACAGCAAGTCTTACTATAAAGATAACATATATTTTGCAGGTGAAGACCAAGTGTATGCTTATAAGAGATGTTGTGGATGGATGGCTTGTAAAGGTTTTAATTTTGTTAAGCCAGTCAAAGAAACAAAAATGTTTTCAATCAATTTTGAAAAAGAAGGCGTGGGAGTTTTATATGGTAAAGATCCAGAACTGCAGAGTGTAGCAGAAGGGGATTTAATAGGTTTTAAGCCAGGGGCGGAATACGAGTTTGTTATTAATTCACAAAGAGTATATCGAGTACCCACTAATTCAATTACAATTAAATATGAATATCAAGGAGACGAAGAAGAATATAATCCAAGCTGGACATAAAGCAGTCGAGGAGTTAATAAAAGTGGCAGGAGAAAAAATAGTTGATTCAGGTGATGACATATCGGCTGATAGACTTAAAAATGCTGCTGCTACAAAAAAACTTGCAATATTCGATGCTTTTGAAATACTTAATAGAATACAGGAAGAAGAAGACTTACTTAACAATAAACCTAAAGAAGAAGTTGAAAAAAAAGCTTTTAAAGGGTTTGCGGAAAAACGTTCTAAATAATGTACGAGCAATCATTATATAAAGCAATAACCCCTGTTAAATTAACTACAATATCTAGGTTAAATAAAACTAAGAAGTGGGAGTACGGCTATAATAAGGAGCACGATCTGGTTGTTATAAGTAAGACTGGGCAAATCGGTGAAATATATAATATTCAAGGTTTTAAAATAGCTCTGCCTAAAGAGCCTAATAAAATAAATAAATCCACTAATAAATGGACACCTGAAGATTATCCTAAAGAATTAAAATCAATAGAAAGTATCTTTGATTGGCGGGATTATCCTGAAGATTTTCAAAACAAGTGGGAACCATATATAGATGAACAATTCAAACGAAGGGACGAAGGCCATTGGTTCTATAATAAGGGCTTGGCTACTTACATTACTGGTACTCACTTTATGTACTTGCAGTGGAGTAAAATTGACATTGGGAGACCAGACTTTAGGGAAGCAAACAGACTATTCTACATATTCTGGGAAGGTTGCAAAGCTGACAGCAGATGTTACGGCATGTCATATCTCAAAAACAGACGTTCAGGATTTTCGTTTATGGCTTCCGGAGAGACGGTCAATATGGCCACGATATCAAGCGACGCACGGTTCGGGATATTGTCCAAATCTGGCTCCGATGCGAAGAAAATGTTCACGGATAAAGTCGTACCCATATCTGTCAACTATCCGTTCTTTTTCAAACCGATACAAGACGGTATGGACCGCCCGAAGACCGAACTGGCCTACAGGATTCCAGCATCAAGATTAACAAGAAAGTCAATACAATCTAAACAAAGTGCTGAAGCCTTGGAAGGGCTTGACACGACTATTGACTGGAAAAACACAGGTGACAACTCCTATGATGGAGAAAAATTAAAACTACTAGTACACGATGAAAGTGGGAAGTGGGAAAGACCTGACAACATATTAAATAACTGGAGAGTAACTAAAACTTGTTTAAGGCTAGGTTCTAGAATTATAGGCAAGTGTATGATGGGATCAACATCTAACGCTCTAGACAAGGGAGGATCTAACTTTAAAAAGCTTTACGGCAACTCTAGTGTAGATAAAAGAAATAAAAACGGACAAACAGCCTCAGGGTTGTATTCATTGTTTATACCAATGGAATGGAATTACGAGGGGTTTATAGATGAATATGGACATCCTGTTTTTGACACTCCTAAAGAAAAAGTACTTGGCCCACACGGCGACTCTATAGAAGTCGGAGTGATCGAGCATTGGAATAATGAAGCAGATGGTTTAAAAGGAGACCAGGATGCCTTAAACGAATTCTATAGACAGTTCCCACGTACAGAGGAACACGCTTTTAGAGATGAAACGAAAAACAGTATATTTAACTTAGTTAAAATATACGAACAGATAGATTACAACGAAGACCTTGGTAATACCAATGTAATTACTACCGGTAGTTTTCAATGGGCTAATGGAGTCAAAGATTCCACTGTTATGTTTACACCAAATCCAAGCGGTAGATTTAAGATATCGTGGGTTCCAGGAGCAGCTTTACAAAACAGGCAAACAGTAAAGAATGGGTTAAAAAGCCCAGGAAATGAGCATATGGGTGCATTTGGTTGTGATAGCTATGATATATCCGGAACAACAGATGGACAGGGCTCTAAAGGTGCTTTGCACGGATTAACTAAGTTCAGTATGGAGGATGCTCCCGCAAATACATTCTTTTTAGAATATATTGCTAGGCCTCAGACTGCTGAGATATTTTTTGAAGATGTGCTGATGGCATGTATATTTTACGGAATGCCAATATTAGCTGAAAATAATAAACCTAGATTATTGTATTATTTTAAAAGAAGAGGCTATAGAGGCTATTCAATGAATCGGCCTGATAAAATTTGGAATAAACTTTCTGTAACTGAAAAAGAAATCGGAGGTATGCCAAATTCAAGTGAAGATATAAAACAAGCTCACGCGGCAGCCATTGAAACATACATTGACAAACACGTCGGTTTACAAGAAGACGGGCAATATGGGGCAATGTATTTTAATACAACGCTAAATGATTGGGCTGGATTCGATATAAATAAACGAACAAAGTTTGATGCGGCGATAAGCTCAGGGCTAGCGGTAATGGCGTGTAATAGGCATCTATATCACCCAAGACCTCAAGTAGAAAAGAATAAAATAAATTTAAAAATAGCTAAATACACCAATACTGGTGGTTTATCAAAAATAATGAAAAAATAAATATATGGCTACCACTCCTATAACAACTTATTTTCCAAGCCAGATAGCTAGTGACCAAGAAAAAATGTCATTTGACTACGGAACCACTATTGGTAGAGCTATAGAAAACGAATGGTTTAGTTCTGATAATGGGAACGGCAGGTTCAAAAGTAACCAAGCAACTTTTCATAATCTTAGATTATATGCTCGAGGAGAGCAACCAATTCAAAAATATAAAGATGAGTTATCAATTAACGGTGATTTATCTTACTTAAATTTAGATTGGAAACCTGTACCAATTATACCAAAGTTTGTTGATATAGTTGTTAATGGAATTTCAGATAGACAATTTGATGTAAAAGCGTATTCTCAAGATCCTTACGGAGTTGAAAAAAGGACTAGGTACATGGAGTCTATCATAAGAGATATGCAAACTAAAGAACTTAACGACTTTGCTGCAAAAGAATTTGGAGTTAATTTGTTTGAGAGTAATCCTGACACTTTACCTAAAAATAAAGAAGAGCTAGATTTACACATGCAACTTAGCTACAAGCAGCAGGTTGAAATAGCTGAAGAACAAGCCATTAACGTATTGCTTGACGGCAATAGGTATGACTTAATCAAACGACGTTGCAATTACGATTTAACTGCTATTGGCATTGGAGCCGTTAAAAACACATTTACTAAGGCAGAGGGAACTCTTGTTGAATACGTGGATCCAGTTAATTTAGTGTGGTCGTATACTGACTCCCCTTATTTTGAAGACATTTACTATGTAGGCGAAGTAAAAGCGATTCATTTAAACGAACTTAAAAAGGAATTTCCCAATTTAACTAATGATGATTTGCAGAAAATAGCAGGTCAGAACACAAGTAACAATGGCTTTTACGATAGAACCCTTAGCAATTCGGATTATGATGATTCAAATACTGTTCAGGTTCTTTACTTTAATTACAAAACTTTTTCAAATGAAGTTTACAAAGTTAAAGAAACTGCTACAGGAGCAGCTAAAATAATTCCTAAAACAGATGAATTCAATCCACCTGAAGAATTATACGAAGAGTATGGAATAACCAAGTTATCTAAATCTTTAGAAGTTGTATATGAAGGAGTGAAAGTTTTAGGCGGTGAAATGCTTAAATGGGAATTGGCTAAAAATATGATTAGGCCTAAGAGCGATTACTCTAAAGTTAAAATGAACTATAGTATAGTAGCTCCAAGAATGTATAGAGGTAGAATTGAATCTGTAGTAAGTCGTATAACAGGCTTTGCGGATATGATTCAACTTACGCATTTAAAACTGCAGCAGGTTATGTCAAGAATGGTTCCTGATGGAGTGTATCTTGATGCGGATGGATTAGCCGAAGTTGATCTAGGCAATGGAACAAACTACAATCCGCAAGAAGCGTTAAATATGTTTTTTCAAACAGGCTCTGTAATTGGTAGATCATTCACTCAAGACGGTGACATGAATCCTGGTAAAGTGCCTATTCAAGAAATAACAACTGGTGCTGGGGGCCAAAAAATGCAAAGCTTAATTGCTAATTACAACTATTACATGCAAATGATCCGTGATGTTACGGGTCTAAACGAAGCTAGAGATGGGAGCACTCCTGATTCTAGAGCATTAGTAGGCGTGCAGAAATTAGCAGCTGCAAATTCAAATGTAGCAACCCGCCATATATTAGAGGGTAGCTTATTTTTAACATCAGATTTATGTGAAGGCTTATCATTAAGGATTTCAGATATACTAGAATACTCACCTACAAAGGAAGCGTTTATACATAAGATAGGTAATCAAAATGTGGCAGTACTGGAAGAGATGAGCGACTTATACCTGTACGACTTTGGTATATTTATTGAATTGCAACCAGACGAAGAGCAAAGAGCTGTTCTTGAAAACAATATTCAAGCTGCTGTTCAAAGCGGCCTTATTGATTTATCTGACGCTATTGACTTAAGAGAGATTAAAAACATTAAGCTGGCTAATCAACTTCTTAAGCTTCGAAGGAATGAAAAGCAATTGAAAGATCAGCAAATGCAACAGCAGAACATACAGGCTCAAGCAGAAGCGAATGCTCAAGCACAACAAGTAGCTGCGCAAGCAGAAGTACAAAAGAGTCAAGCTTTAATACAGCAAAAGATCGCTTTAGAACAGGCTAAAGCCCAAATTGATTCTCAAAAATTAATTCAAGAAGCTTCACTTAAAAAAGAGCTTATGCAATTAGAATTTGAAATGAATATGAAACTTAAAGGCATTGAAGTTCAAGGCAAAAAAGCCGAAGCAGCCGGTAAGGAGGATAGAAAAGATGATAGATCAAAGCAAGAAGCGACTCAACAGAGCGAGTTAATAGATCAAAGACAAAATGATTTACCTCCTAAGAACTTCGAGTCCAGCGGAAACGACATACTTAGCGGTAACTTTAACTTAGGTTCTTTCGAGCCTAGGTAATAATAATAGTAGTAATAATTATATAATATTTTATCATGGCAGAAACGCAAGAACAAGAAACCCCTGTAGTAGTGGAAGCTACTCAAGAGGAACAAAAACCATTGTCTTATGACGATGGCGTAATTAAGGTTAATTTAGACGAATTAAATAAGCCAGCAGAGGAAGCTGTTACAACGCCGGATGTAGTTGTAAATGAATCAATCGAAACCCCAGAGGTAGCGGTAGAGGAAATAGCACCAACAGAGCCTACTCAAATCGAAGAATCTGTTCTCCAAGAGATAACAGACGAGGAGGTTGTGGAGGTTGTTGAAGAGCTTCAAGATAATATCCAGGAGGCTATAGCTGAGCAAAAAGAGTCTGGCATAGAATTACCAGACAACATTCAAAAAGTTGTTGAGTTTATAAATGAAACAGGTGGAAGCTTAGAAGACTATGTTAAGCTTAACACGGATTATGATTCATTAAATGAAACACAATTATTAAGAGAATATTACGAGTCTACTAAACCTCATTTAGACAGAGAGGAAATTGATTTCTTAATGGAAGATAATTTCGCATATGACGAAGAGCTAGATGAAGATAGAGACGTACGCAGAAAAAAGTTAGCACAGAAAGAAGAGTTAGCAAAAGCTAAAAATCACTTAGAAGGGTTAAAAACAAGATATTACGACGAAGTAAAAGCTGGGGTAAATTTAAACCCAGAACAGCAAAAAGCGATTGAATTTTTCAATCGATATAGTGAAGAAAACGAAGCAGCAACTAAAGTAGCTGAAAGCCAAGTGTCTACATTTAAAAATAAAACAGAAAAGCTTTTTACCGATGATTTCAAAGGTTTTGATTTCAATGTCGGGGAAAAGAAGTTCCGCTTTAAAGTAAACAATGCAGATCAGGTTAAAGACACCCAAAGCGACATCAATAATTTGGTCAAGAAGTTCTTGAACGACAAAAATGAAATGAGCGACGCCGCAGGTTATCACAAGTCTTTATTTACAGCTATGAATGCAGACAAGATTGCAAACCATTTTTATGAGCAAGGCAAGGCCGATGCAATGAAAACAAGTGTACAGAATGCTAAAAACATTGATATGGGTCCAAGAGGCACTCATGAAAAAGTCAGTGATAATAGCGGATTTTCTGTAAAAGCAGTCCCGTCAAAAAGCACTAACAAGTATGGCTTCAAAATTAAAAAATAATAACTAAAAACAAAAAATTATGGCCGCAGCAGGTTCATTTACTGGGAGCGCAGGAGCATTAGCTCACTTAATCCCACGACCAACACAAACATTATTTCAAGACAACTACTTAACACTAGCTGACTTAGACTTTACACAACAATTCTTACCTGAGGTGTATGAAAAAGAAGTAGAGCGTTACGGAAACCGTACGATCTCTGGATTCTTAAGAATGGTAGGAGCAGAAATGCCAATGGCTTCAGACGTAGTAGTTTGGTCAGAGCAAGGAAGATTACACGCAGCTTACGATCCAGTTGTGACTACAGCTACAACAGTTATTATTCCAGCTAACGCAGCAGGAGGTAATCAAAACGTTATTGGCCCAGGTGCTACTATCGTGATTGCTTCAGCTAATGGATTAGTAGTTGAAAAAGCTTACGTACAATCTGTTGCTGTAGCCTCAGGAATTGCTACATTAACAGTAACTGGATATGCAACTCCAGCTATCACAGTACACGCAGCAGCTAAGATCTTTGTATACGGTTCTGAATATGCAAAAGGAACATCTAACGCAGGTACTTCTGTAGATGCAGCTTTTGAGCAGTTTAATAACAAACCAATTATCCTTAGAGACAAGTATAATGTAAGTGGATCTGATACAGCTCAAATTGGGTGGGTTGAAGTTACTACTGAAGCTGGGACATCTGGGTACTTATGGTATTTAAAATCTGAGCACGAAGCACGTATTCGTTTTGAAGATCAATTAGAGATGAGTATGCTAGAGGCTGAAAAATCTTTTGCAGCGGATGGAACTACACCAAGCTTTATTACTCCAGTAAATGCTGACTTTGGAGGAGGTACTCAGCTTACTGGTTCTGATGGACTTTTCTCTGCACTTGAAACTAGAGGTCTTGTTTATACAGACTCTAACTTTGGAGCAGCAGCTGGTCTTGAAGACTTTGATACTATCTTACAAGAACTAGACAAGCAGGGAGCTATCGAAGAAAACATGCTTTTCTTAGATCGTGCAACTTCTTTAGGGATTGACAATATGTTAGCACAACAAAGTGCTTACGGAGCTGGCGGTACATCTTACGGTGTATTTGACAACTCTGAAGATATGGCGTTGAACTTAGGATTTAGCGGATTCCGTAGAGGATCTTACGATTTCTATAAGACTGACTGGAAATACTTAAACGACGCCACCACTCGTGGATTAGTTGGAGATATTGAAGGTGTTATTGTACCAGCTGGAACTTCTACAGTTTACGATCAGCAATTAGGTAAAAATATTTCACGACCATTCTTACATACTCGTTATAGAGCTTCTGAAGCTGACGATCGTAAGATGAAGTCTTGGATTACTGGATCTGTTGGTGGAAACTATACAAGCGACGAGGATGCAATGAACGTTCACTTCTTATCAGAAAGATGTTTATGTGTACAAGCAGCTAACAATTTCGTATTATTGAAAAAAGTTACAACTTAATCAAAAGCAAATTAATGTAATTGTTACCCTCGTTGTACTGACGGGGGTAATTATTACTTTTTAAAAATTATCTAATTATATTATATCATGGCAAAAAAAGCTACAGCAAAGCAAGCAGAGGTTGCTCCTCAGACAATTGAAAATACTTATGTAGAACCAGTAAAAGCTTCTGCACCTAAAAAAATTATACCGGAATTTGAATTTAAAGATAGAACATATTTCCTAGCAACAGGAAAGTCTCCTTTAGTTTACACGATTACATCAAAGCATAGTAGAACCAAACCTTTATTGTATTTTGACAAAGAATCGGGATATCAGAGAGAACTTCGGTATGCAACAAATCAAAGATCCTGTTTTGTCGACGAACAAAAAGGAGAAGCTACCTTAGGTCGTATTGTGTTCAGAGATGGAACATTAACGGTTAAAAAAGAAAATGTATCATTACAAAAATTACTTTCAATATATCACCCATTAAGCGGCGTTATATTTAAAGAGTTAGATCCAGTACAAGATTCTGTTAATGAATTAGATTGGATTGAATACGAGTTAGAAGCATTGAACGCTGCTAAGACACTTGAAATAGATCATGCGGAAGCAATACTAAGATCTGAGTATGGTGAAAAAGTAACAACATTATCTTCTAGCGAATTAAGAAGAGATCTAATGATCTTTGCTAAAAGGAATCCAGTTTTATTTATTCAGTTAGCTACTGATGACTCATTACAATTAAGAAACACAGGAGCTAAAGCAGTAGAGGCTGGCATATTACATCTTTCAGGAGACCAACGTACATTCACATATGGCGACGGAAACAGAAAATTAATGACAGTTCCTTTTGATGAGCATCCGTATTCAGCATTAGCGTCTTACTTTAAGACAGATGCAGGTATGGAGGTTTACAAAACAATTTTAAAGAAACTTAAATAAGTTACCCTTTGTAGTGGTTAAGCCATCTTAAAGGTGGCTTAATTACTATAAATAATAAAAAAATATACAAATGGCGATAAGCGTGGATAGTGTTTACCAGCGAGTGCTTGGCATACTTAATAAAGAACAAAGAGGCTATGTAACAGCTCAGGAATTTAACTTATTTGCTAATCAAGCGCAAGAAGATTTATTCGAACAATACTTTTACGATATAAACCAGTTTGGCAGAATACCAGGTAATAGCACAGAGTATTCAGATATGCTAAATCTACTTAATGAAAAGATTAACATATTTGAAACCGTAGCTCAACCAACTCGTACAGGAAACTTTTTTGACGAGCCGACTGACCTATATAGATTAGGTACAGTAGTATACAAAAATACAACAACAAACCCCTTTGGTGTGTCGTCTACAGAGAGCATCGAAGCAGAGCGTATTAACGCTAACGAGTTTTTATATATAAACTCATCCCCATTAACAAAACCTAAAAACGTTAGACCTGTATTTGTAGCAAACACAAATGGAATCAGAGTTTATGGAAACAGCGAGATAACAGCAGTAGCTGATGTTGAGTTTCAATATATAAAGAAACCAGCTAAGGTTCAATGGGCTTACCAAATAGTGTTTGACGAACCTCTGTACAATGCAGTAAATTCCGTTAACTTTGAATTACATCCGTCAGATGAAACTGAATTAGTTATTAAAATACTAGAGCTTTCAGGTATATTAATTAAAGACCTTAACTTATATCAAGTTATGAATCAAGAAGAGCAAGAAACTATCCAACAAGAAAAATCATAATATATGGCCTTAATAAATCAAACAGACGAGCAATACTACTTAGGCCCTGATGGGGTTTGGAATAGTTGGGATGAAGATTACGGCAATTACCAATTCACAAGCATTAAGGACATTATAAATAACTTTATTATATCTTATGTAGGTGAAGAAAAAATAATACCTAAAGCAAAAAGGACAGACGTTGCATTTCATGCTCAGCGAGGGATTCAAGAGTTTAGCTTCGATATACTGCCTTCTGTCAAATCTGCGGAAATTGAGGTAGGGCCTAATTTAAACTTCGTATTACCTAAAGACTACGTAAACTACGTAAAATTAGTTTGGGTTGATTCTAACGGTATAGAACGAGTCATATACCCTGCTCAGCACACCAGTAACCCCTTTCCTATTCTACAAGACAACAATTACGAATATCTGTTTGACCAACAAGATCAGGAAATTATTTCTGCTCAATCTTCGGAAACAAAAAAAAGGTTTCAATCAACAACTAATAGTGAGATCGGTAATGAATTCGATAACATTACTAATAGGGGATTTTCAATTAATCACTTTGGTAGACGCTATGGTATTTCACCTCAGCAAGCTCAAACAAATGGAATATTCTACATAGACCAGCTTCAAGGTATTATATTCTTTGACTCTTCATTTGTAGGAAGAATAGTTACATTAAAATATATCTCAGACGGCTTAGGCACTGACGAAGAAATGGTTGTACATAAATTTGCAGAAGAAGCTCTGTACAAATATATAGCCTATGCTATTTTATCTACAAGAGCAAATACACCTGAATACTTAGTATCACGCTTTAAGAGAGAAACCTCTGCGGCTAAAAGAAATGCTAAAATAAGATTATCAAATATTAAAATTGAGGAGATTACACAGGTTATGCGTAATAAATCCAAAATCATAAAACACTAATATATGGCAGAGTTTGTGCATGTTTTCCAATCAGGGAGAATGAACAAAGACCTTGACGAACGTTTAGTTCCGAATGGAGAATATAGAGACGCTTTAAATTTAGACTTAGCAAACTCCGATGCAAGTGATGTTGGGGCTATGCAAAATATTGCGGGTACAATTCAATTGCGTTCAAAAGTAGGTACAGGAGCAACTTGGACAGGTGGCTATATAGACGCTATGACAAATCCTGTTTGTATTGGATCTTATAGAGATGATATAAACGAAAGAATATATTGGTTTATAGCAAG